GTGCTGTTCAAGCAAATAATGATGCACAGACTGCCAGTATTAGTGTTACTAAACGTAATGATGGTATAACTGCCAAACATGCAGTTTTTGGAACATTATTTACTGGAAATGCAGTTACACGATATAATGTTGATGTGGCATATGGAAATATAAGATTAATGGTGTCACCTATACCAAATACAGAAATATTACATATCTTCTCATATCAGGGAGATAGACAATAATGAGAGCAAGTGAATTTATTACTGAGGGAGGACCTCCTCGCAGTAAAATGCACAAAGACCATGAAAATGCTACTGGCACAGGTGGTAGTGTTATTGCACGTGACGAGGGTGGATATGACAGAACTTATCATCAAAATCGTTTAGCAATGGCTATGGCTATGGCAGATGGTAGAAGTACTAAAGCAGTTAAGATGGATATTGCAGGCCCAACTGAAAAGTATAACAGTTATCATCCATATACTGATGAAGAACACAACATGGTTCAGGCTGCACTAAAGACTATCCCAAGCGAACATCATAGAATGGCGAAACGCGGTAAAAGTAAAGAACCAGATGATACTCATAGAACTAGTCCTGTCATAGGTTTTGCTGGCTTTGGTGAAAAATCTAAAAAGAAAAAATAATCACAACATTTTTCATATATAAATAATGTTATGATTGACATTAACAACACCCTCGACTTAATTAAACTTAAATTCTTTAATGAATGGCTATATACAGCACATATCTATGATGAGGGTGAAGCACCTTTTCATCAGAATCTAACCGTTAAAATGGTAGAGACATATATAGATCCTTTGAATTTACCTAAAGATGCATTAATTATGGATATGGGATGTGGTCCCGGATATTTCTTAGATTTAATGAAAGAACGAGGATATACTAATTTAGTAGGTGTTACCTTGAGTGAAGGTGATACTAAAATTTGTAGAGATAAAGGTCATAATATAAAACAATATGACATGAGTTTTATTCCACAAAAAGATGGATTTTATGATGAATCAGTTGATTTTATATTTTGTAGACATTCATTAGAACATAGCCCGTATCCTATCATTACCCTAGCAGAATACAATAGAATATTGAAAGATAAGGGTAAGATGTATGTAGAAGTTCCGTCTCCTGATTGTGAGCGCAAACATGAATATAATTTAAATCATTATAGTATTTTAGGTTTAAGAATGTGGGATGCATTGTTTACTAGAGCAGGATTTACAACAGATAAATGTGATAATCTTGAATTTGATATTGAAATGCCAGAAGATGGAATAAGTCCTGATAGTAATAAAATTACGATGAGAGAAAAATTTAACATATTCATGTTGCATAAAAAGTGCCCATTAGACATTAAATAATCTGATAAATACATACATGACTTTTGATGTATGGAAACAAGCTAAAATACAGAACGGTCTTGCTAAACTCAAGACCGTTCCTACACAGGCAGAAAATAAAGATATCACACTTGATGATTTGAAAAAACTTAGTGGAATAACACCACAAGTTATCGGAGAAGAAAGTAATATCAGTATTACCGGAAACGAAAAGGGTCAACTAATGAAGAAATACAATATACAACCTGGAACTAAAGAATGGTTTCAATTATGGTTTAGTAGACCATATCTAACCGGCGAAAAGCCTGTAGGAAAATGACATGGCAGATAACGGTATATCAACATTAATGATAGCGAGTGGATCCACTCTCACAAAAAATGTCAATCCACCACATACTAATACCGAGATTGTTCCTCCTTACTCGGCTATTTGGAGTCTAAATTATGTAGGTGCTTTGGGAGCAACAAACAATGTCTCATACAAACTGTATGTAACATCGTTGGGAATAGGCTCTGCTCTCACATTAACCAGTCATCAAACAGGTGATTACGCAGTAACAGCAGGCAACTTCTTGTATGATGAATATGGAACCAGCATTGGCATCATCAAGGGCAACACCATAATAGACAATTATATGGCCAAAGCTGCGGCTGTTTGTGGTTCATTGTCTAATACTATAATAACTGCCGCAACATACAAAGGCACATGGAACGCTTTTACTAACACTCCCACACTGACTGATGGTGTTGGTACCTTGGGAGATGCTTACGATACAACAGTTACTGGAACCAGTGGTGCTTTTCCTGCGTACAGTGAACAAGACTGGCGCATCTATGATGGCTCTGTTTGGCAAAGAGTTGCTAAAATAACCACAACACAATGGACTATAACACCGGCAGGTGGTGGACTAGCAGACAAAGAGGCTAGACAGATTGCTAAACTTGACTTGGCAGAAACAAATAGGGCCGCAGTGGGCAACCCTAGAGCAACCTATGATATTACACAACTGCCAACACAGTATTCTGACAATGATATAGTTGACAATCCAAATCCTGATGGATTGATTGAAGGTCGTCCTTGGATATACTCTATGGTTACTTCAGGATTACTACTACAATTAGATGCAGGTAATCCGACAAGCTATTCGGGATCAGGAACTACCTGGACGGACCTTAGTACTTATGAAAACAATGCTACCCTGACTGGCAGTCCAACCTTTACCGATGTTGGTTCTGCTAGTTACTTCAGCTTCAATGGTAGCACTCAGTATGCTCCGGTGACCACATCTAAAATGAATGTCACTTACACAGGTAAGACTACAATGTTTGCAATTAAAACTGTCAATGCCAACACCGGCAATGCTACTTATCGTAACTTGTTTGGTGGTAGCACCGCTGTTCGTAACTTCAATACCTACATGTATCATATATCAGGAAATACTTGGAGAATGCATTTCAGCACCGGCCCCAATTCACCATGGGCGCCATCTGTATCTGCATCTTTCACGGTGACAGATAACCAGTGGATAGTCGTAGCCGCAACACAAACCACTAGTGGAGTAGTGACTTATTATATTAACGGACAACAGATAGGCACACCAGATACTGGCGTAACATTTTATCAATTTACAAACAGTGGAATAGAAGCAGTAGCACGGTCAGACAACTATTGGCGCGGTGATATTGGCTCAGTTGCTATCTACGGGCAAGCATTAAACGCAGACCAAATTCAACAAAACTTCAACGCACTACGCGGCAGATACGGATTATAAACATAGTCCCCCTGTGTTTACTAAATAGTAATATGGCAAATCCTGCAACTCTAGTAAAAGATCCTTATGTAAAAACAAAGTTTGAAACAGATAAGGACCTTGATGATTTTATAAAATGTTGTGACCCCGATACTGGTCCAATGTATTTCCTTGATAACTTTTTCTATATACAACATCCTACAAAAGGATCAATGGTATATCATCCATGGGATTATCAGAAACGATTAATTGATACATATCACAATTATCGTTATTCAATCTCATTAATGCCTCGACAAACAGGTAAGTCAACATCAGCTGCAGGTTACTTACTTTGGTATGCTATGTTTGTACCAGATAGTACGATTCTTATTGCAGCACACAAATACACCGGAGCACAAGAGATTATGCAACGTATTCGTTATGCATACGAAAATTGCCCAGTACATATCAAAGCAGGTGTCACAACATACAACAAAGGCTCATTGGACTTTGAGAATGGCAGCCGTATTGTAAGCGCAACAACTACTGAAAATACAGGTCGTGGTATGTCTATTTCATTATTATATGCTGACGAGTTTGCATTCGTTCGTCCCACTATAGCCACTGAGTTCTGGACTGCTATGGCACCTACACTAGCAACAGGTGGTAAATGTATTATCACTTCAACACCAAACTCGGATGAAGACCAATTTGCATTGATTTGGAAAGGTGCTAATAAAACTGAAGATGAGTTTGGTAATAAGACAGAAGTTGGTGTAAACGGTTTCAGAGCATATCGTAGTTATTGGCAGGAGCATCCTGACCGTGATGAAAAATGGGCAGAAGAGATGAAGTCACAGTTAGGTCTAGATAGATTTAGACGAGAGATTGGTTGTGAATTTATTATTGCTGATGAGACATTGATTAATCCTAATACGTTGATAGATTTAAAGGGTGAAGAACCTGTTAACAGAATGGGACAGATACGTTGGTATAAGCGTCCTGAAAAAGGCAATATATATGCAGTTGGATTAGATCCTAGCCTAGGTACAGGTGGTGATAATGCAGCCATACAAATATTTGAAGCAAACACTACAACACAAATAGGTGAGTGGAAACATAATAAAACAGATATTCCTAGTCAAATTAAGTTACTAGCACAAATTAACAAATACATAGCAGAATGCACAGGTGAACCAAATAGCATTTACTATTCATTAGAGAATAATACTATTGGTGAAGCCGCGTTAGTATCATTACACGAATACGGTGAGAGTAATATCCCTGGAATCTTTATATCTGAACCGGGAAAGAAACGTAAGGGGTTTAATACTTCACATAAGACTAAAATTTCGGCATGTGCTAAGTTCAAAACATTATTAGAGAGTAAGAAGATGACGATAAAGAGTCATAGTCTTATTAGTGAACTAAAGACATTTGTTGCTTTAGGCGGCGGATATTCTGCTAAAGTAGGGGAAACTGATGATTTAGTTATGTCTACCCTACTGATAACTAGGATTATTACAGAATTAAGTGCGTATCATAGCAATTTAGATAGTCATTTGCGTGACCATGAAGAATTCATAGCACCACTTCCCTTCTTTGCTGTAATAAGTTGATAAATATAGTATGTCCAAAAAACAAGAATCATTAAAAGTTGAAATCTTTAATCTATTAAAGAGTCGTGGTCTACAGCCATTGAGCCTAAATAGTAGCGGAAAAACAGTACCTATACCAGATGAAGCTGAAGTATTTCAGTTTGAATTCATCAAAGATAATGAAAATTATGGAAAAGTATATGTTACCTTAGATGGCTTGCACCAATTGATTGTATATTACAATGATAAGGTAGCACGTAGTCCAAAAGCAGGATCAATTGATAGTGAATCATGGGAAAACTTACTCAGAATCTTAAAACGATTCGCAACACAACGTCAACTTAGTTTTGAACTAAGTGACCAAGATAACTTGGAAAATGATATGGCAAAAAGAGAATACCTTAAAAAACAAGAACAAGTAAACGAGAGCTATTTTGCTCAAGGTAAAAAGGCTAGTTATAGCGACAATGTACCTACTGTTACTATGCGTATACAACATTCAAAAGTAATGGAAGAAGGTGAACAACGTTTCCGTCATATTGAAAAGATTTTTGTTGAAAACCAATTAGGTGAGCGTTTCTTATTACCAACAAACAAGCCTGGTCTAGGTCGTGTTTATGCCCGTCATATTGCCGAAGGCGGTAAGCCAGGTGATGACCGTTGGAATCATATTAACAGTTTATGTGAAGAATACAACAAGATGGCAGGATTTGTTCGTGCCACTCGCAATGGGAAATTCAATGAATCTGCACAACGATTAGTTACTGAGGGTATCAATCATTATCAAAAGTTACGTGAATCATTGAGTAGATTAACAGGTAAGCGCGGTTACAATGCTTATTTTGAAAGTTATACACCTGCATTGATGGAAGATGAAGAACAAGTAGACTTAAGCGAAATGTTTATGAGTAGTAGTTTAGATCCACGCATTGAAAGTGTAATGCCTATACTAAGCAAATTAAGTAGAAACTTAGGTGAGAATAAAGAACTAGCTGAAGTTGTAGCTTTAGAAGAATGGGCAGATAGTTTATTAGAGTTCGCACCACCTGAGGGTGATGACAATGGCGGTGATGACGATGAACTATTAAAGAAAATAGCAAGGCAATGGTGGTTAGGTACTGAACAGGATATGATTAAGGCTGAACGTACATTAGCATCAATGGGTTGGGAAATTGGCGAAGACGAGGGCAGTTACGACAATGGTGGTGTTTTTGTAGTACGTGCCGGCGATGTTAATGGTAAGAGTTATCAGTCATGGCCGCATGAAGAATTAGCAGAATTAGATGAAGATTGGAAATCAGCATTAGCCGGTGGAGCATTGGCAGCAAGTATGGCATTAGGTGGTGGAGCCGCACATGCACAATCAGTTGATGCACAAGCACCTACAGCGGCTACACAACAAGCACCAATTGGTAGCACATTTACTGCAGGTGTTGATGTAGTAGGTCCGCGTATGATAGCATATAAAGGTGGTGAGTATAAATTTGCCGGACGTGATGCAGAAGCACCCACTACAGCAAAAACTTCAGTAGTTGTCCCTATGTCAGCAGTTGGCGTCCGTAGTTTCAAACCAGTAACAGTTCAATTAGATGCAGGTACTGGAATGTATTATATCAGCGCACAACAACCTGCTAATGAAGGTACTTATTCTCACGATGTAGAGAGAGCATTTCCTAATGGCAAAGCAAGTGGTGTAAAAACACATTCAAATAAACCTGTAGTTGTTAAGACTAATAAACCAATTGGCACTAGAGTTAGTGATATTGGCAAAGGTAGAAAAGAATACAATGTAAAAACAGATAGTGAATGGGATAAACAACAAGGTGTAGAAGAAGGTTTGGGTTATAGTCAAGACCCAGAGCAAGCAAAATGGTATCATGAAGGTCGTAGAGCATACAAGGGTGGTACCACAGGTAATTTAATACAAGACATTGCTAAGAAGCATGGTTGTCCTACAGAATGGTTGAAAGCATTTCATGCTGGATATCAAGACCAAGAAGGTTGGGGCAAAGAAGATATGACAGAAGTTTATCAATTAGACGAAGGCATCATGGACAGTATAAATGGTTTAGTATCAAAAATCAAAGCTGTTCCCGGCATACAAAAATTTATTCAAACCGCACAAGCAAAGAAAGACGAACTAATTAATGCTGCACAACACAGTAGAAATGGTGCAGACTTAGTTAAGAACATTCAAGCCGTGGTTGGTGGTCAACAAGCAGTTGCAGAAGGGTGGGGTGATAAAATTGCCGGGGGACTTGTCGCAGGTGCAGGTGGCAGTTTGATGGCAGCAGGTGCTGAATTGTTTATGAGAGCATGGAATGCAATGGGCCAACCAGATTTAACATCAATGACTGCTAGTGGAAATTATGATGGTCGAATTGTTTTGGCATTAACAACAATGTTGGTTCTAGTAGGTGCACTGGCTTTATTTGGCGGTGGTGCTAAGTTCAAACAAGGTTTGGAACAAGATACACAACCAATGCGTGAGGGTCAGTCTGACCTAGATACTATCAAACGATTAGTAGGCCTATAAACGGGCAAATTGCGCTATATAATATAATATATTCGCCCGTATAGGGCATAAATACTATTGACAGGAGTAGATAGATTTGCTAAACTATCACTTGTGTTAGTCACTCATAGGGAGTGGCGAATATTAAAAACGAGACCATCTCAATTTATAAGGAAATATTATTATGGCATCATTAGCAGAAATTCGTGCCCGTATTGCGGCACAAGAAAACAAGTCAACTGGTTCAAGCAACCAACAATCTGATAACTCAATCTACCCACACTGGAATATGGATGAAGGCACAACAGCCACATTACGTTTATTACCAGATGCAGATACAAAGAACACATTCTTTTGGGTAGAGCGTCAAATCATCAAACTACCATTCAATGGTGTTAAAGGCGATCCAAACGTAAAACAAATTCAAGTACAGATTCCCTGTGTTGAAATGTACAATGACGGATCAATATGTCCAATTTTGGCAGAAGTTCGTCCTTGGTACAAAGATGAAAGTTTGAAAGAACTGGCAAACAAATATTGGAAGAAACGTAGTTATCTATTTCAAGGATTTGTTCGTCAAAATCCCTTAGGTGATGACAAGCAACCTGCGAATCCAATTCGTAGATTTGTTATCAGCCCGCAAATCTTTACAATCATTAAATCAAGTTTAATGGATCCTGAAATGGAAGAATTGCCAACAGATTATTTACGTGGTCTTGACTTCAATATTAAGAAGACAAGTAAAGGTGGATATGCTGATTACTCAACTAGTAATTGGGCACGTAAAGAAAGTGCATTAACTGAAGCTGAAATGGCAGCAATTGAAGCACATGGTTTATTTAATATGACTGACTTTTTGCCTAAGAAACCTGGCGAAGCAGAACTACGCATTATGAAAGAAATGTTTGAAGCAAGCGTAGATGGTCAACCATATGACAATGAACGTTGGGGTAATTATTATCGTCCATATGGACTAGAGGCACCTGCAGGAGCGACAGTGGATAAACAATTTGAGGCAACACAAGCATCTCAGCCCACAACTGCACCCATAGCAGAATCTATGTCTGAAGATGATACATCAACATCAACTCCTGTAGTAGTTCCTAAAGCAACTCCTAGTAGCGACAAGGCACAAGATATCCTAGCGATGATTCGTTCTAGGCAAAATAAAGCCGCTTAATGTAATAGAGAACGGGAAACCGTTCTCCCCTATATAGGAGAAAAATATGACATTACCAGACGAAAGATACCGTGCTATCAAGCAAGGTAAAAAACTACTAGAAGAATTATGTGATCCTGGTAAAACACCAAGAGTACCTAGCATAGTTCGTGACCGAGCAAGAGGTGCATTACGTCATTATCCAAACGATTATGAATTGGATACAATGGCAGAACAATGCCCTGACTTACTTGACAAACAAACTTTCAACACGTACAATAGTGTACAACGATATTAGGAGAACGATTTGGGAAAGCCATTTGACGTAAGTAAATTTAGAAAAGAAATCACTAAGTCTATCGAAGGACTTAGTATAGGGTTTAATGATCCGACCGACTGGATCTCAACAGGAAATTATGCACTCAACTATCTTATTAGTGGTGATTTTAACAAAGGCGTTCCTCTGGGCAAAGTTACTGTATTCGCTGGTGAAAGCGGTTCAGGTAAGTCTTTTATTTGTTCAGGAAACTTGGTTAGACACGCACAAGAGCAAGGCATCTTTGTTGTCTTAATTGACAGTGAAAATGCACTTGACGAAGCCTGGCTACATGCCTTAGGAGTAAGTACTGACGAAAGCAAGTTACTTAAACTTAATATGGCTATGATTGATGATGTAGGTAAAACTATATCAACATTTGTTAAAGACTACAAAACACTACCAGATACAGACAGACCTAAAGTATTGTTTGTACTAGATAGTCTTGGTATGTTATTGACTCCAACTGATGTTAACCAATTTGAAGCCGGTGATATGAAAGGTGACATGGGTCGTAAACCTAAGGCACTAACAGCACTTGTTCGCAATTGTGTTAATATGTTTGGTTCACTTAATATTGGATTAGTTGCTACTAATCACACATATGCAAGTCAGGATATGTTTGATCCTGATGATAAAATCTCAGGTGGACAAGGGTTTGTTTACGCAAGTAGTATCGTTGTTGCTATGAAGAAACTCAAACTCAAAGAGGATGAGGATGGCAATAAGGTCTCAGAAGTTCGTGGTATTCGTAGTGCGTGTAAGATTATGAAAACCCGTTATGCTAAACCTTTTGAATCAGTACAAGTAAAAATTCCATATGAAACAGGTATGAGTCCTTATTCAGGATTACTAGATATGATTGAGAAGGCTGAACTTGTTAAGAAAGAAGGTAACTCATTAGTCTATACAACACTTGATGGTGAAATCATTAAAAAGTTTCGTAAAGCATGGGAAGCAAATACTGATAATTGCTTAGATAAA